CTAAAGATCATAGTCGCAATATTAGTCCTTGGGGCATAGTTGTTGGTGGTGAAGAATTGCACAACAATCATCATTTAGATCCAGCAAGTCCCAAGTTTAGTCGTAAGCCCTGGGAATTTGACATAGGATGGATGTATATTAGCATACTAAAAACACTTGGTTTAGCAAAAGTTCGAACCAGCTAAATATACTAAAGAGAGCAATTTATGAGCATATTACAAGTCAATCTCGGAACTTACGCAAACGATGGTACAGGCGATGACCTCCGTTCGGCGTTCGAAAAGTCAAATGCTAACTTCAATGAACTTGACTTAACACGAGTTATAACAGCAGATAATCTCGGTAGTGGTGCTCCTGTTTTCAAAGAAAAGATAGGAAATAATCTAAAATTACGTACAATTAAGCAAGGCCTGAATATGTTTGTAACATATACAGGAAACGAAATTACCATTGCGGCGCCTGACAGTATTAACGCAGTTGAAGAAGATCCAGCGCCAAGACTTAGTGCTAATTTAAATCTTAACAACAAAGACATTATTGGCACTGGCAATATATACATAACAGGTGAAGTTGCTGCTGATGAATTTTTAGGGCCGTTAACAGGTAACGTAACCGGTAATGTAACCGGAAATGTTACTGGCAACTTAACAGGTAATTCAGCAGGTACACACACTGGTCCGGTCATCGGCAATGTAACTGGTAATGTTACGGGTGACTTAACTGGAGATGTTACAGGCAACTTATATGGCAATGTAGTTGGTAATGTAACAGGCAACTTAACTGGTAATGTCAACGCTACTACAGTAACAACTAACGATTTAATTGTTACAAATAATGCTACTATAGACAGTGATTTATTAGTATACGGAACTGCTACTGCTACAGGTTTTGTAGGTCCGCTGACTGGAAATGTAACTGGTAATTTAACAGGTAATTCAGCAGGTACACACACTGGTTCAGTCATTGGTAATGTAACTGGTAATGTTACTGGTAATGTTACTGGTACGCATACTGGTGCAGTTATTGGTAACGTAACTGGTAATGTTACTGGTAATGTTACTGGTAATGTTACTGGTAATGTTACTGGTAATGTTACTGGACGGGTTAGCGACATTAGTGATCACAATCTTGCAGAACTTAATGATGTAGTATCCACTGCGCCAACTTCGGGACAAGCACTTGTTTGGAACGGAACTGCTTGGGGTCCGGGTACAATAACCTCGGGTGTTAGTAGAATTATTGCAGGTTCAAATGTAAGTATAACTCCGTCATCTGGATTAGGTGCAGTTACAATTAGCGCATTATCAGGTGGTGGTGGAGGCGGCAATCTTGACTTTGGATCATTTTTAACGCCTTCAGGATTTAGCTTAGATCTTGGCTCATTTTAAGGATTAGGGGAACATAATGGCATTATTATTAAGACGCGGTCTTGAAGCAGACAGATTAAGTATTACACCCGAAGAAGGTGAATTAATCTACGTAACAGATACTAAATTAATCTATGTAGGGGATGGCGTAACGCCCGGCGGTATTTTACTTGCTGGTGGCGGAACACCTCCTGTAACCCCTACATATGCACTAAGTAGAAGTTCTGCTACTGTTAATGAGGGCGGTACTGTTACATTAACACTGACTACTACAAACGTAAGTAATGGAACTGCTGTACCATACACTATTACAGGAACTGGCATAACTGCTGGAGACCTTGGATTAGGTACTTTATCTGGTAGTTTTACAGTAAATTCTAATACTGCCAACGTAATTATTAATATAAGTAACGATTTTACCACAGAAGGCGTTGAGATTTTTACACTAACACTAAACAGTATATCCCCAAGTGTAAGCGTAAGTGTTTCAATTACTGACAGTTCTACTGCCGTAATAGATGGTGGTGGTCCGGGTAGCAGTATTTTTGATATAATTTTAGACGGCGGTTCTCCAAGTTCAAGCTCGTTTAGCGAAATTATCGACGGCGGAACGCCATAATAGATTTATAGATAAATAACAAAGATAGAGGATTTTAACATGCCCCAACAAATTATATTGAGAAAAGGTACAGCAGCAGCCTGGACAGCAGCAGGGTCTGTTGTTTTAGCAGCAGGCGAACCTGGATTCGAAACCGATACAGGTAAACTGAAAATTGGTGACGGTACATTAACATGGACTGCACTTGACTATGTCAATCCAGATTTTCCAACTGTACCATCAAACTTAGCTGACTTGCTTGACGTTAGTTCAGCAACACCATCAGTGGATCAAGTTCTAAAATGGAACGGAACTGCCTGGGCTCCAGCAGCCGATGCTGTAGGTGGTGGTGGCGCAGGTGCAACCACACTTGATGAGTTAACTGACGTAGCTGTGATAGTTCCGGTAACTACAAATCAAGTTCTTGCATACAATGGTACTAATTGGACCAATACGACTCTTGCAACTGATACCAACACTACATATTCATTGTCAGCTGAAACTTCAGCTGGTGCTGCCAAACTTCGCTTAACGCCGTCATCCGGTGCTGTGGATGAAGTTAGAATTGTTGGCGCTACTGGTGTTGCAGTCAGCAGAGTTGATGCTGATAACATTAGTATTACTGGTACAACTTATAATGTCTCTGCTGAAAATGGTACAATAACACCAGTAGGTGGTGACGCACTACTGCGATTAACAAACAGTGCAGCCGTCAATAGAGATATTAAATTTAAAGCTGGCACTAATATCGACATTAGAAAAAGTAATGTAGATGAAATTACCATTGCCTCCAAAGCTCCTTCTTACTCTATCGCAGCCGCTGCCGCTACAGGCGGTGCAACTCTTAGACTTACGGCCACAGGCGGTGTTAATGATGATATAAAATTTGCCAATGGTACTAACATTACCGTAGCAACAACTGACGGCAGCACTATTACAATCAATGGTCCTGAGTATACTATGGACACTGCCACTGCAGGCTCTGGTGTAAGTGTACAACTTTTAAAAACTGGAACTGGCACTGTTGACAGTACTGTGTTTGCACCAGGCGCAGGTATTAGTATAGCTAAGGGCAGCGGTGTTGATGCAAACAAGATTACAATTGCAGCTCTGGGCACAGTGATTGCAGCCACAACATATGGTTCTACTTCTGCATCGTTGGCGATTTACTCTGATCCATCAAAGACAACCGCAGTTGGACCCACTAACTCAAGTCTATCATATTCACAACTTAATGGAACATTAACTGGTAAAAGTTTTGCTATTTTAAGAGAAAATTTATACAGTTCTGGGGCTTCTGGGTATACTATGACTCAGTATCATTCAAGTAGTGCAAATGTAACTGCATTTACGTTTTCCAGAGGACGAGGGCTTACTCAGGCTGCTGCCACTGCGGTACAAACCGGCGACCAACTTGGTAACATTGCATTTGCTGGTCACGACGGTAGTGGTAGTGTTTACTCTGCAGGTATTATCGCAGGTGCTGCCGCTACTCCAACTACAGGAGCTGTCCCAAGTGCGTTGAGTTTTATAACTACTAATACAACTACTCCTGTGGTACGTGCTCGTTTAACCAGAGAAGGTTATTGGAGAGCTGACTATCTACAAGCTCTAACTACCAACGGTGATCTTAATATTATAGCTAACGGTACTGGCACTGTTCAATTACCAGCTGGAACAAAAGTTGGCGGTGTCTCAGTTGGGACTATGACATTTGCTGGTTCAACAGCAACTGCCACAACAAGAGCAGCTCTTACACCGTCAAGTGGACAAGTTTGGATTCAACTTGACAACCTACGGGGTTATCTATGGGACGGTGCTGCCTGGGTTGACTTAGGCGTGCTACAAGGACCTGCAGGTACTACTGGTCCTGCTGGCGCTGATGGTGCAGTAGGCGACGCTGGTGCTACAGGTGCTACAGGTGCTACAGGTGCAGCTGGCAGAACAATTCTAAATGGTTCAGCAGCGCCAACAAGCGGTGACGGTGTAAACGGTGACTTCTGGCTTGACACTATCACTACTACCATATACGGTCCAAAAGCAGCTGGCGCTTGGCCAGGTACTGGCGTAAGTTTAATAGGTGCTACAGGTGCCGCAGGTGCTACTGGTGCCGCAGGTGCTACTGGTGCCGCAGGTGCAGATGGTGCAGATGGTGCAGATGGTGCAGATGGTGCAGATGGTCGTACCGTTCTAAATGGTACAGCAAATCCGACATCACAAGGCGTCAATGGTGACTTCTACATTAACACTGCTACTAACACAATATTTGGCCCAAAGGCAGCAGGTGCATGGGGCACAGGTGTTTCATTAGTTGGTGCTACAGGTGCCGCAGGTGCTACAGGTGCCGCAGGTGCTACAGGTGCCGCGGGTGCTACAGGTGCTACAGGTGCCGCGGGTGCCGCGGGTGCTACTGGCGCGGCAGGCGCTAACGGACAAGGTGTACCAACAGGTGGAACAACAGGACAATACCTACGGAAGACCAGCGGTACAGACTATGCAACTGCATGGGATACATTAACACTAACCGACCTTGGTATTACTGACGGCACTGTTGGACAAGTATTAACTACTAATGGCTCAGGTGGATTTACATTTACTACAGTATCAGGTGGTGGCGGCGGGGCTACTGACCTTGACGGATTAACAGATGTAGTAATTACTGGACCAGTTAGCACCGGACAAGTTTTAAAATATAACGGTACAAACTGGGTCAATGGTACAGATGCCACAGGCGGTGGCGGGGGTGCAACACGTGGTGTCTTAGTTGGCAATACAGCATCAATAGCTACTGGTGCAACTGGTAATATAACTATTACCGGATACAAAGCATATGCACTATTTAAGATACAAGTAGATGGTGCAGCATGGGTAAGAATCTATACAAGCACTGCGGCAAGAACAGCTGATAATGCTCGTCTTGAAGGAACTGATCCAACTCCTGGATCAGGAGTAATTGCTGAGGTAATTACCACAGGAGCGGACACTATAGTAATAAGCCCAGGTACAATTGGATTCAGTAATGAATCTTCTCCAAGTACCGATATAGTATTGGCGGTAACTAATAAAAGCGGTTCAACTCGCGTAACCGCAGTTACATTAACTGCACTACAATTAGAAGCTTAATATGTCAGAATTTCTTAAAGAGTTTATTGTCACTCTGAAAGATAGAAATGACCTCGATCAATTCTATCAAGATATAGAAAATTATGGTAGCTCTGGACATGTTCCAGAGCGCACTGTAGAGTGTAGTAATAGAAGAATGTTAAGTAGAAATACACATTATCTATTGACTCTTGAAGAAGCTGAAAAAATTAAACAGGATCCTCGCGTTGAGGCTGTGACTCTTCGAGCCAAAGAAGTACAGATAGAACTACACAGTTCGCAAACTGCAACCTTTCATCGAGGCGATACTCCTGCCGTAGGACAAAAAAATTGGGCGTTATATCGTTGCGGTCTTGACAGTAATGTCAGTGGCTGGGGCGATGGCGCAAATGTAAGTCAAGACGCTACTATTAATTTAACTGGGTCTGGAAAAAATGTTGATGTTGTGATTATTGACGACATTGCCTATCCTGACCATGCTGAATATGCTGATCGATTTAATCAATTTGATTGGTTTAGCTTAGATCAAACAGTTAGAGGCACAGGCAGCAATATTGCCACTGTGACAAGAACGAGCGGTACAGTTGTAATTACAACAGTATCACCACACGGGTTATCAGCTGGAGCGATCGTAACTGTTGTTAGCTCGTCACATCCGTCTGTTAATGCTACAAGAGTAGCAATTACATTACCCACTGTTGAGTCCGGTGCATATCCCATAGCAAATACATTTAGATATACACAAGCAGGCGCTGAGGTCACTCAAGTGGCTGCCACTGGTCATTGGGTAGGAGTATATCAATACGATAATTATTCCGGTAGTAATAATCATGCAACTCACGTAACTGGCATCATTGGCGGTAACACTCAAGGGTGGGCACGTGATGCGGAATTATATAACCTACGTCATGATACTGGCGGATTTAATCCAGGATCATATACACCAAGTGCTTATCTAATCGATTATGTAAGAGCATGGCATGCACAAAAAAATATAAATGCTGTTACTGGAAAAGTTAACCCAACTATAGTAAATTGCAGCTGGGGTATGGGTGTTGACATCTATAGCATTAATAATCCGTACACTGGCGGGCTTTATCCAGCAGTTTCTAAAATAACATATCGAGGTACAACATTAAATCCCGAAGATTTATTAGGTGGTCCTGTTGAAGACATCGTTGCAAATACTCCCCATAACACTGCGTTTGCTGGTATTTACGGTTCATCAGCAGCGCCGGCAACATTAACCGGTAGCTTATCAGTATATCGAGCAGGTAACAGAATTACCACAAGCTCGGCATCAATTGCCAACATAGCTTCTCTTACACTAAACATGGGCGGAAGAACTGGGTTAGTTGATCAAGGCGCACCGTTTGCATCAAACGTAGGTGGTGTAGATGCCTATGACGATGCAGTTTGGAGGGTTGCACCACCGTGGAATATAACATATCTCGGTGGAGACTACGGTCCAACAGGCGGTGGCGGACAATATCTTTACGTGAGTAGTAACGGTGGCGTACAGTTTAGCGGTGCTCCTTATACCGGAATAGACATTGGTACAAGTGGTCCACCGTATCGAAAAATATTTGTTTGCGGTGGTGACAGAAGTTGCCAGCGATTCTATTCAGGTATTGAAGGTGTTGCACCTAATCGTCGTCTTAGAATTCGATGGGAAGGTCACAATGCCCCAACAGGCGGCTTAGTAAATTCTCCAACTATATTATGGGAAATGACTTTTTACGAAGCAACACCTAATCAAATTGATTTGCATGTAGATCAAAATTCCTGCTTCCGTGGGGAATTTACCGCTACACAACTTGCCTATTACGGAATTTCTCAAGAAGGTCCTAAAGTTCCATACAGAGATGTAACAGTAGATGCAGATATTAGCGATGCTATAGGCGACGGAATTATCTTTGTGGCATCAGCTGGCAATAATTATTTTAAAATTGATACTCCTGCAGGTACTGATTATAATAATAGCTATGTTCTCAACGGTACAACCTATTACTATCACAGAGGTGCTACGCCGGCGGCAAGTCATCCAGAAATGATCTGTGTAGGTTCAGCTGGTGCATCGGCTGGTGAGTACAAACAACAGTCAAGTAATGCAGGTCCTCGAGTAGATTTGTATGCGCCTGGACAATTTATAATGTCAACAGTCTACAACAATCTTGGTGACTCCGGTGGCGTAGCAAATACTACCGCAGTTAATTCAGGGCAGGCAAGTTTGGCAATTTCATTTATTGCACGAAGCGGCTCAAATGTTGCCACTGTCACTACTTCGGGCGCACACGACTTAGTCACTGGTAATATTGTTACAGTAGCATGTATTACTGATAATAGCGTTAATACATACTCAACTGCTATAACAGTAAATGCATACAACACATTTACCTATGCAAATACAGGGTCACTATTGGCCAGCACTGCTGCCACAGGTACTGTCACCGTAGGAAACTTGTATCAAAAGTATAACGGTACCAGTATGAGTGCAGCGCAGGTAACTGGCATATTGGCCACAGTACTTGAATCATATCCATCTATGACACAGGCTCAGGCAAGAGCATACATTAAACGCTATGCTAAGTCAGATAAAATGACAGTGTCTACAGGCGGCTACGGTGATTTTTCATCATTACAAGGCGGAGATAATAAATTCTTATTTTATTATAAAGAGCGTCCTGCAAGCGGCAATACATACCCTAAGATTAATTATCAACTACGCCCTGCATCGGGAATGGTTTTTCCAAGAAATAGAATTAGAAGATATTAAGGAGAGTTTCTATGTCGTTAACAAAATACGTAGAAACCAAAGAGTATATTGTAACTCTGAAGAATTTTGAAGATCTTGATCAATTCTATCAGGATATGGAAACTCCAGGTGGAACATTGTATATCCCCAATAGATCTATACCATGCACTGATCGTCGACCGGCAAGTAGAAATACATTCTACATGTTAACCGAATGGGAAGCTGCTGAATTAAGAGGTGATCAAAGAATTTCTTCAGTTGAATTACATCCTCGATATCTCGGCATTAAGGCTGGCACATTTGCCACTACTACACAAACTTCAACCAATTGGAATAAATCATCTTCTACCAGTAACACAATGTTGAACTGGGCATTGTTACGTTGCACCGAAGGTGCAGATAGATCAGGATGGGGTAGTGATGGAACCGCTAATGCAACTGGTACAGTTAAATTAACATCTACAGGAAAAAATGTTGACGTAGTAATAGTCGACGCTGGTAATCCCAATACTGCACATCCGGAGTACGCAGTCAATGCAGACGGTACTGGCGGTAGTCGTATGATTAGTTATAATTGGTATCAGCATAATCCAGAAGTAACCGGCGGCAGTACCGGTGACTATGCCTTAGGTACTCACAGTCATAGTGTTCACGTAAGTGGTACTGTTGCTGGAAATACACAAGGCTGGGCCAGAGATGCTAACATTTATAACATTTATTACGATGCAGGCGACTCTGGAAACTTTAGTTATGTATTTGATTACGTAAGAGCCTTTCATAGAAATAAAACTGTAAACACTGCAACGGGAATAAAAAATCCCACAATTACAAACAACAGCTGGGGCGAAAGTATTTTTCCAAGTGATTGGTCATTTACCGATATCACCGCAGTGACTTACAGAGGCACACGTTATACGCCCAGCGGCGCAGCAACATATAACGGATTCAGCGGTGTATGTGCGGCCGGCGAACGGTTAGCAACATTAGCCGGTTTTGAAAATTTTGGAAATAGAATTACCACTGCTGGTGCAGTTCCAGTAGGTACTGGTAGTATTGCATCTAAACCTGCATCATGGCTTCAGGACGGCGATCAGGCCTATTTAACTATAGTCACTGCTCCGGATGCTACTTATACTGTAACAGTGCAGGGGCCTGCAAACATCAGCATAATTAATAATGTTGCATTAGAACCGTTTAGTGGTTCAGCAACATTAACCAGCGGTGTAACTATAACACAAGGCGTCACTCCGGTTGCAAGTTATACCGACGGGCCAGTTAACGGAACTGAAGGCGTAGCCATTGAAACAAATATACGTGAAACCCTGGCGTTGCCCAATAATGCCGTATATACTTTAGAATTTACAACTAATTACGAAACTACTGATCCAGATACTACTACATTTGTAGCAGCGTTGAGTGTAACTGTTAACAATGCTGCCAGCCCGGCCAGTGCCACTGTGTCATCTATTACTCCAAGTGTATTAGGAGCAGCTTCATTAGCGTCTTCAACAACACCAACAGTCGGTAGTCAAGATGACGGATACTGGGATATTACATTACCTTGGAACATAACTTATCTCGGAACAACTTACAATCATGTATTTGTAGGAACTAATTTTTATCTAACGTTTGGTGAGGGATCATCTGTATACACTAATTTAAGTGCTACAACTCCTAACATTCCTAAAATTATGATATGTGCCGCTGACAGATCAATACAAAGAATTTACTATGGTATTGAAGGAGCAGACGTTGGAGCAAGAACTTATAGAGTACGTGTAGAGGGTCATACTTCGTACTCAGGCGGTCTACTGGGTAGTCCTTCTATGGTCTGTGAATATGTGTTCTACGAAAATAATCCAACACAGATTGATTTACAAATAGGTACAAATAATGCAAAAACCACGGGCAGCGGATTTACTACAGAACAACTAAATGCTTGGGGATTCATTGCTGATCAACGTATTCCTACACGAGTTGCAGCCTGTGACGCAGATATTGAAACAGCTATCAACGAAGGTATTATATTTGTAGGTGCTGCCGGAAATGGTAAATGGAAACATGATCTACCAGGCGGCTCCGACTGGGACAACACTTTTGAAATGGGTATTAGATATCCTGCAAGCGTTACCAGTCCTTACTATTACATGAGGGGATCCAGCCCCACTGCAAACGACACTACTATACCTAATATCTGTGTAGGTGCTATTGATGTTACTTCAGGTGATTACAAGGCTTACTATAGTGATTGTGGTCCAGGTGTAGACATCTGGGCACCAGGAACTAATATTCTAAGTGCTTATCTAAGTGGAGTTAGTGACAGCAGAAACGGCACACACTTGCTGGGTAAAATTTCAGGTACATCAATGGCCAGTCCTAATGTCTGCGGCGTACTTGCCTGTGCATTAGAGCAGAATCCTCATTGGAATCAAACACAGGCCAAGGCATATATTGTAAACACTGCGACCCAAGGACAGATTACCAATACAACTGGTGGTCCTGCTGATATTAGAGACTTACAGGGTGCTCCTAACAAATATTTGTATTACAAAAAAGAGCGTCCTGAGACCGGTACTATGGTTCCCCGTGTTGCACAAGGCGCACGACCCAGCACAGGAATGGTATTTCCTCGTCCAAGAATCCATAGATTCGGCAAGTAATTACTACTCTGTTTTTAGGTAAATACTTAAAACGGAGCAATAATGGCATTAACTGTGTGGACACAAAATTCGGGCTATAGTTTCGGCACAATTAGCGAACGTAACACCGTAAATTTACCTTTACCGGTAGCAAATGATATTGCAAGAACATTGCAAATTGGCAATGCCGGCAGTGGTTATCCTATCAACGGGGGATCATTTTATACCACAGGTGGCAGCGGCACAGGAATGACAGTGCAAGTGTTCAGCCCCAGCGGTTATCTTCAAGCAGTAAGTATAAACAATCTGGGTGTAGGCTATCGAAATGGTGATATAATTACAATACTTGCCGGTGGTAATAATGCCACCGTTATTCTTAAAGTAGAATTTTTAGTTACTTATTCTGTAATTTCGGGTAAACTGCCGCCTGGTTTAAGACTTGTTGGTAATACAATTATCGGAACACCGTTTGAAGTTCCAAGAACTACAGAATTTAAATTTGTAATTAGAGCTACTGGATCCGCAGGTATTGCAGATAGAACATTTTTGATTAATGTAGTAGGTGCAGACGAGCCCACTTGGTTAAGTCCTGCAGGACTGTTGCCAGTTGGTACAAATAATGCCTACTACGTTCTTGACAGTAGTTTTATTGATTTTCAACTAAGTGCCAGCGATACCGATACTGCCACAGGACAACAGTTAAACTTTTTCATTGCCAGTAATGAGGGCGAATTGCCTCCTGGACTTATATTAACTCCAACCGGAAGGATTACAGGATTTGTGCAGCCGTTGCTTGCTATTCCATTGGCAGCAGGGGAAGGCCCGTATGATACTGATTTATATGATCAAGTTGCCTACGACTTTGGCTACAGATCAAGCAACGGATACGATACCTATGTATACGATTTAACAGTTTACGACTTTAGTGTTCCAACTGGTCGTCCACGCAAACTAAATCGCAACTATGAATTTATTGCTACTATAACCGATGGCGACACAGTTACTAAACGT